GCTGCCGATCTTGGCGTAGTCGCCCGAGCTGCCGATCTTGGCGTAGTTGCCCGAGCTGCCGATCTTGGCGGAGTTGCCGGTGGTAACATCACTCTTCGGCATATTGACGATTGTCTGCTCCTTCGTGTAGTCGATGCAGGCCTTGATAAACCCAGCAAAACTCAGCTTCGCGCCGATATGCAGCTTTTTCGTCGCAAATTTTCCATCAGATCCGGATATCGGCTGGTCAAGTGCCTTGACCTCTGCAAAATCCGAAAACTTCCCGCTCTCGTCAACAAGATCGTAGAAGTTCAGAACATCAAAAGGATTGACGCAGTAGTGCATCATGCCTTTCTCACAGATCGTTCCGCCCACTTCTTCGTAGTCGGTGTTCTCGGCGTACTGCTTATCCCTGCAGATCATACCGGGATTAAACGCCTTGTAGCCTTTCGCGTTATCCATCCTTATCCTCCTTATTTTCGATCACGGCTCCCGTGGCCGTGTCTGTGATCAGTTCTCCCGGGATCTCCAGCGGGCAGTACATCCCGCGGAGCTGCCCGCTCGTCAGATACTCCCCCGTCCGTCTGCACTGTCTGCGGCTGTATGTTTCCAGCAGCGGACATAAATTGCATTCGACATGCCCGGCCAGGAAGAAGACCGACACCCGGCATTCAAACGGGATATAAACTTCATCCTTCATGGCGTACCCTCTCAAACAGCAGCGCGTTCGCGATCTCGTCTACGCTGTAGGTATCGGAGACGTATTCCAGCATGCATTCCGCGTGTACAAGGACCGTATCGCAGACGAAAGCCTCCTCGCCCTCGCGGACTTCCTCCTGGCAGTGCGCGCATGTCCCGATGACCGCCGGTTCCTTCTCCTGAATGCCGAGGTAGAGGTTATCAAGCGGTAATGCCATTGCATAATGCCTCCCTCCGGATCAGCTCCTCACAAAAGCTCTGAACAGTGGCGTAGCCGTTCTTTTTCAGCAGCCGGTCGAGGATCTTCGCCTGCTCGTCCGTCAAGCGGAAGTAATACCGGTTTGTCTTCTTCCGCCGGTCGGCGCGGTTCTTGGGCGCGTCAAGCGCCTTGATCGCCGCCGCAGCCTCCGGCACGAGCTGCACGCCGTATTTCTCCGGCGCTTCGCACTGCGAAAGCAGGCATTTGTTGAACTTCGGGTAGTCGGCCCGAACCGCCTCGACACAGGCCTTTGCGCCGTGCCGGACGCGGGAATCCGTTAAACTTGACATAGGTTCCTTTCTGGCTTATAATAGAAGCCGACATAATGTCCTTTCATTTTGGCCTCTGTCGCGCGGCAACGCGGCAGGGGTCATTTCTTTTTGCCCGTGCGCTCTCGGATAAGCTTGCAGGTCGCGTCCCACTGCGCAAACATGATCTCGGCGTAAATGCCGCAGGTGTAGCAGTCGTCTTCCGGGCGGCATCCGCGCTTCTGGCCCAGCATCTCGCAGACCTCGCAAGGCGTCATCAGCAGCGCCTTTTCTTTGATATCCATCACAGCAGCCCGAACAGCGTTGTCCCCAGCGCGATCGCGCCGGTAACGACGGCCTCGTTAATCATTTCCGCCCCGCAGGCCAGCACGGCCAGCGCAGCCGCCGCCCCGCCGATCCACAGGCACAGCCGCTTGATCACGCGCAGCATTGTCTTGCGGTACTGCAGCTCGTCCCACAGCCGTTCCTGCCGATCTTCTGTCGCTTCTGCGATTTCCAGTTCGTTTCTCAATCTTCCATCTCCTCCCCCAAATATCGTAAAAACGGTTTTCTCGGGATTTCCACATTATGCTCCGTTGAGCATATAACCGGAAATCCAAGCGCACTTGGGTTCAGACGTGCCATAACCCGGATCGAATTTGCGCTCATTCTAAGCACCTGCGCCGCCTCGCTTGCGAGGATTGTGGGCTTTGACATTGCCCGGATATCATTGATGGTCAATGGCACTTCGTATCCCTCCTTTTCCCCGGCTTCTGTAGCAGCGAGTCGACCGATACACCGAAATAGTCTGCAATCGCTTTTACAGTGTCGATGCGCGGGGAAGCGTCCTTGCCTGCCCACTTTCCGATTGTGCCGTTGGCAATGCCGCACGCCTTTTCTACGGTCGCGATGTTCGTCTTGTGCTTCTCGCAGAGGCGCTTGACATTCTCATAAATCAAAAAAATCCCTCCAATCTGTACGAATACTACTTGACAGAGGTTAGAAGATAGTCTAATATAAGCGTGTCAAGGCAATTAAATATCTTCTAAAAGTCCGTCTTGGTGAGGGGCTAGGTTTTTTGTACCCTTCACGTCTCTAAGTATATTAGAGTTTGCCCTAAAAGTCAAGAACTATTTTCGCGTTTAGTCTAATTTTTTAAGGTGCAGTACATGCTCGATAAAATCAAAGCGCTATGCAAGGAAAAGAAAACTTCTATATCCAAACTGGAAAAACAGCTTGGATTCGGGAATGGTGTCATCGGCAGATGGGATAAGTCTGTTCCGAGCTATGAACGACTCGCCGCAGTTGCTAACGCGCTTGATGTGCCAGTATCTTACTTGACCGGCGAAACCGATGACCCGTCTGCGGGCATAAAAAAATACCCCATCCCGAAGGATGAGGCGGTGAGTCCTGCCGCGCAGGAGATATTAGACTTTCTGGATTCTGCGTCCGGCGAAGAACTCGCTGACGTGATCAAATATATCCGGTATTTGAAAAGCCAGAGGGGGCAAGCATGAAAATCCCGTCTTTTTCAGATTTCAAAGCGCAGCTCGACATCGAGGCCGCAGCATATGACTTTGAAAATGCGTTAACTGCATTTACTGCGGGAAATTCTCTCCCGTTTTCTGCGGAGCAGGTGTCTGCTCTTGCGTCGTGCTCTGTCGCTGTTTCTCTTGTGCTTCTGCAACAATATCATACATGGCTTTCCGAAACGCTTCAGTCATTGCATGAATTGGAGTGAATGGCCTACTCATGCATACCCTCCTTAATCATTCTCAAAAGTTCTTCCTGTTCTTCAACCGAAAGTTCTAACACGATCCGCTTTAGCTTTGTGCGAATCTGCTCTATCTGGCTGCTATCATAGCACACTTCCTGTAAATTTTCCAGCATTGTGGCCTCCTATCTCCAAACTTCCAAATTTCAACGTCTATTTTTGTGCAGGTTCGGCATTGCGGCTGTTTCGTTTTGGTGATACTATACAAGTATTACCAAAATATATGGAGGGCGATGTTGTATGCAGAAGCAGATCTATCACGTGATCTGCCCGCGGTGCGGGGAAGAGTTTGACGAAAGAGAGAAGTTCTGCCCGTACTGTCAGGCTCCAAACAGAAAAATCGTATGCAAGACGTGCGGTGCGCAGATCAACGCGAAGGTAAAGCGGTGCCCGGCTTGCGGGGCAAAAAACAAAAAGAAGTTGTCTCCGCTCGGAAAAGTGCTTGTCGCGATTCTGTGCGCTCTGTGCGTTGTCAGTTTATCAAGCATGATTTCGGTAGCTCCCTCTTCGCCGCAAAACTATGAGCCAAATAACGAACTCGAAAAGCAAACGGAGACCACAGGCACCGAGTATGTACTTGAAAGCGGAGAAGACAAGCCGAAAGAGCTTTCTCGCGAAGAATACATAGCGCAATGTGAGGATCTTTCTTATTCCGCGATTTCAAGAGATCCGGACGATTACAAGGGAAAAAAAGTTGTAATAAGTGGAACAGTCATTGAAGTTCAAGAGGGATTCCTGAACTCCGTCACGCTTCGCGTGCAAACACATTTTGGGATCTGGTATGTAACATACTCAAGGCCAGAAGGAGAAAGCCGCATTTTGGAGAACGATCAGATCACGTGCTACGGTGAATGCAGGGGCGTGCAAACTTATATTGCTGTGCTTGGCAACCAGGTCACAATACCGTCTATGCGCATGGAGTACTATGACTAGTGCAGGATCCGCGGCTCCCGCCGTTTGTCATGCTCCTCACCCACATCTGAGACGCAGGAAAATAGCATAGGCAGCCCCTTGATATAATCAAGGCTGAGACTATGCACATCCCGAAACAGCGCGCCGTCGACGATGATGTTTACTTTCCCGTTTTCAAAGCGAATATTGATGCTCTGCATTTGGTGTACCTCCATATTTTAGAACGTCCGTTCAAGAATTTCAATTTGGAATCTTCCACAAAGAACACCTTGCATTTTCTTCGTCCGGTAACCCTCGTAAGCGGCAATTATGGGACAGACTATTTTGTATAATGGAATGTTTAAGATCGCCCCACCGTCGCTCCACCGGCGGTGGGGCTTTCTCACGCGCCTGTAACCAGCATAGCAAAAGCGGCAGAAATGTCCACCCTCAAATTGGTAAAATCATACCCGTGGCGGAAGAATCAGCAAAATATGTGTGAAAATGGAGGTATATCATGTCGGCAATTCAGGAGCTTGCCCCATATATTTCTGCATATCAGGGGAACATCAAGCGGGCGAAAGAAGATCAGCATTACACCATCGACAGACTTGTCGAGGAATCCGGCGTTTCCAGATCGGCTGTGACGAAGCTCTGTGCAGGAATACAGCAAGACCCGAAACTGTACAATTCTGCCGCGCTGTGCCGCGTTCTCGGTCTGTCGCTGGATGAGCTGTTCGGGCTTGTCCAGCCCGCAGAAAGCCCGGAAGAACTAACCGAGCAGATTCATCATGTCGAAATTGAAAACGCCAAGCTGGAGGCAATAGCGGCTGCACAGAGCGCACAGATAAGGTCTACACATACAATGTGTTACGTCCTCGCCCTGTTTTGTATGCTGCTCTCCTTTTCTCTGATTGCCTGCCTTGTGACGGATGCGAAGAGTCGGAGCGCAGGCCTCATTCGCGGTGGAGATTTGTCCGTAGCTGCATGGGTTTGCATTGCCCTGATCGTAGGTTCGGCGCTGGCTTCGGCAATTACTTTCTATGCAATCCGAAAAGAACGTGGAGGGAAACATGGAATGCATCAAGTGTAAAAAAGAAATCCCAGACGGCGTGCCCTACTGTTGCTGGTGCGGGAAAAAACAGCAAACAAAAAAGGCCACAAAACGCGGGAACGGCACGGGCTCGGTATACCGGCGCAACGATAAATGGGTAGCGGAAATAACAAAGGGATACCGAGAAGAAAACGGATCTGTAAAGCGCGTTGTCGCTCGGAAATGCGGATTCCGCACAAAAAAAGAAGCGCTTGACTACCTGCCGATGTTGGCCGGGCAGAAGAAGCGTGAAAAAGCGATTACATGGCGCGAACTCTACGAAATGTGGCTCCCCACTCACAGAGCCGGGAAATCCACAATTGATTGCTACAAATCAGCCGAAAAATACTTTTATCAAGTTGAGTTCTGGAAACTGGAAGATATAGAAATAGATGATTTGCAGGAATGCATGGACGAATGCCCGAAAGGAAGAAGAACAAAAGAAAACATGAAAGCGTTAGCGGGGCTTATGTACAAGTACGCAGTTCCGCGCGGCTACGCAGAACTGAATTTAGGGCAATATCTGATTGTCAGCGGAGAGTTCGGAGCGGCGCGGGAAAGCTTCACGCAAGAGCAGATCGAGAAAATACATGCTGCGGTCGGCGTGATTCCGTACGCGGATTATATATACGCAATGTGCTATCTCGGCTTCAGACCATCAGAACTGCTGGCCCTGAGCGTTGACAGCTACGATGCGAATAAAAAAACGCTGACCGGTGGTGCGAAAACGGAGGCTGGAAAAAATCGTGTTGTTCCCATCAGCCCGAAGATCCAGCCCATTATTGATCATCTTTACGACGGAAAAGCGTCCGGCGCGTTGTTCTGCGATGAAAAAGGTAACCAATTTTCCTATGATAGATTCCGGGACGCTGTTTTTTACCCCACACTAGAAGCCGTCGGCATTGAAAACCCAATGGTAAACGGAATCCACAAATATTCGCCGCATACATGCAGGCACACATTCGCGACATTGATGAAAAAAGTTGTTGCGCCTGACAAGGATAAAATGAAATTGATCGGCCACGCAAGCCCTGAGATGCTCCGGTACTACCAGGACGTGAATCTGGAAGACTTGAAGAAAATCATAAACGCGATCTAGGATAAAAAATGGAGTGTAACCGGGAGTGTAACCCAACGTGATTTCTCGAAATCTGGCGTGATTTTTCCTTTACGGAGAAGAAAAGAAAAAACCCTGAAACCTTTGCAGTTTCAGGGCTTTTCCCGTTTTGCATTGGTCCGAGTGACTGGATTCGAACCAGCGGCCTCTTGAACCCCATTCAATAAAAAACGCAGTAATTTCAACGGTTTTTCTTGCTCTTTAGTGTAATAAGAGTGTAACCGGTTTTATCTTGCATCGGATATCTTCCGCATAACGGAATCATACACGCTTCGCTTGACAAGTAATACCGTATCCATCAGCTCGTCCACGATCGGCCAGACTTTGGACGGGTCTTTTTCTGCGATGGCGCGCAGGAAGTCACTGTCTCCGTAACTGCCTACCATATGCGTGGCCGCTGCCTGCGGAACTGCCGCCTGCACTGCAGGTGCATTGGCTCCGGAATAAGCGTGCACGCGCGAACTCCGGCTTCCCTGTTCGTCCTCCCGCATCCTGTCGCGTATCACATAAAGGTCTGCCAGCTTGGCATAGTTGGGATAGCTGGATTCTTCGTATTCCAGCCGTGCAATCTCCTTGCGGATTTCGGCTTCATCCAGCATGTGTGTCCCTCCTTATGCCCGATCGATCTGCTCCATGCAGCGGCGGATCGCTTCGCGGGTCTTATCGTCGTCCGCGTCGCGCATCATATCTTCAAGTTGCGCGCGCATATGCTCGCGGGCGTCCGTGCGGCTGTAGCGGCCCATTGCGTCGCGGCGGCGCCCACGGTATGAACTTCCGCGTCCATATGTGCCGCGCATGTCGGCTTCCCAATCGCCGTCTCGGGAATAACCGCCGTCCTCAAGCATTTCGATCTTATAGGTGTTTTTGATGGAGCTTGTCAGCTTCTGGATTGCATCCAAGTCACCGGCGGACATTTCGCGTTTGTCGGCGATTTCGTCAAGCTCCTTGCAGAGCATTTCACGCAGGTTTCTCAAATCGTACATATTGCATCCTCCCTTCACGATACGCGCTCGACGATCATATTGCTATTTGCGAAACTGACCGCCTGCGCGCTGGTGTTCTTCGCCGCTACAGTCAGGCAGCAGCCGCGCGGGACTTCCACGAATGTGGGAACGAAGATGTTGAAATAGTTCTCAACAGCCGCAGGGGTTACGGTCGCTGTGGCGCTGCTCAGAGGTTCGCCGTTGATTGCGAGCGCAGCGGTAATGGCACCTACTGTTCCGCCTGTAGGGACGGCGATATTCGCGCCAAATGATACGCGGAACTTCGCCTTGCATTGCTGCGTAAGCCCGCGCAGCGTAACGAGCCCGCTGCCTTCGCGATGTACGATGCACGGCTTTCCACAAGCCGCCGTGGAGATCAGAGGGACGTTCTGCCCAGCGGTGACAGTTTGAATCCCGGATGATGTAAATTCAGCCATAAAATCATTCCTTTCATAAAAATACAGCGGCAGGGCTATTGCCCCGCCGCGTTGTTGTTAGTATCGGCACGGGGCCGACCATTTTCGTGAGGTCACGAAAAAGCTATGCTATGCAGTTGTCAGCAGCCACAACCCTGATTGCAGCCACAGCCGCCGTAACCGCTGCCTGCCCACGGGTTACAAGTAATGTAGGCAGGCGAAGGGCACGGACGCAGCTGCGAGATCAGATAGTTGTTCTGCGCGGCCTGAGATGCCGCCAGCTTCAGATTCTGATTCTCGGTCTGGAGGTCGGACAGCTTGCTTTGCGTCAGGAAGTCGAGGATGGCGCGGCTGTTCTGGTTGTTCGCGTCAATGATGTCGCGCGTGGCGTTCTGCACGGTGTTGCGCGTGTCGCACGCCTGCGTCGCCATGTCGTAGCGCACCTGGGCGATAGCTGCACGGTTTTCGCAGCAGCAATCTGCGGCCTGCATCTGCATGGCGTTGAGCTGCTGCATGAGAGCTGCCTGCTGGTTGCAGCGGGAAAGCTCGGCATTCTGGAAACCGCTGTTCATGTTCTGATTGACGCCCGCAAAGCCGTTCAGCAGCGTAGTGTTCATGGAGTAGAAGCCATCGCAGATGCCCTGCTGCGTAATGTCGCTTTTACGTTCGATCGTCGATGCTGCGCTGTCGATCTGGCGCTGAAGAGTGGCAAAATCGCTTGCAAGGACGTAATTGTCAGCAGCACCGCTGTTGCCGTTGTTTCCCCAGCCGTTGTTTCCCCAGCCGCAGAAAACAAACAGGAAAAGAATGATGATCCACCACGCGCCATCGCCACCGAAGCCGCCAAAGCCGCTGTTCATCATGCCGGTTGGCGCAACAGGCATAGTGGCCTGAACGCCGCCGTCAGAAAGAGACATAGTATCACTCCTTTGAAAAATTTTTATTCATCAAATCGTGGCCACGATGTTGATTTATGTTGATGATTACTGCATCAGGCTTTGAAACTGCTTCGCCATCTGCTGTAGCTGATTGAGCTGCTGCTGGTTTAGCCTACCACTCTGCAAGAGCTTTTCGACCTCGGCTTTGGGGTCTCCCTTGAAATTCGATTTGAACTGGTTAAACTGCTGCACCATCTGGGCAAAGTTTCCCATAGGGCCCTGCCCGCCGCCCAGCGCGGCCATAAACGGATTACTCATCGTCTTCGTCCTCCTCGGCCTTGCGTTTCTTTTTACCCTTTATTTCGCCCACAAGCGCCGCCAGCGCGTCAAACTCTTTGCGGGTGACAAATTCCACGCTCTTTCCCTGCGGAGCTGTACGGGGCGTTTCTGCGCGCTCTACAAGGTCGTAAATCTTGAGCGTCGGCTTCCCACTTGCATCCGCCTGCTTGAGATACACAGTCGGCGCGGTAGAATCCCACAGCGCCACAGCGGAGTTGGGCGCGATGAGATAACCCCTTGCCTCCTGCTCGCCGCTTACCCACTGCACGCCGCTCTGCGCGATGGGGTTCTGTTGCACTTGCTGCGACATAGGCTGCTGCATGGGCTGCATCTGTGGCTGCTGCATCTGCCGCATCTGCATGAGGTTATCCGGCATCGGCTGCGGATAATAGGGATTGAAATAGGGATATGCCATGTTCATTCCTCCGTTTCTTTTACCCAGTAATAAAGCGGGATTTCGCTCTCGCTATTCCAGCTGTCATAGATCGTCCCATCCTGCACGCACACTACATGCCCAGAGAGGGCGAGAATATACGTCCCGCGCGGGTGCTCATCGGCAAACCTGCCGACCGTATAGCAGTCCGGGCATGTGTTCGGCACAACGTTCCGGGTAAATCCCTGCTGCCGGAGGTACGCACCCCAGACACTGTTCGCACTCGGAAGATCGCCCAAGATTAGGCCTTGCAAGCACAGCCCGATATATGTTTCATCCCAGCTATTTCCCGTCGCCTTTGCGATTGCTCGAACGGTGCAGTCACCGACCTGCCGCCCGGTGGGGTTTGGATTGAAATAAGAAAAGCCCATACCGAACACTCCTTTGATGTGTCCAGTATGGGCTTTTTTTCGATTCCTTGTGCCTCAGTTGTGCATCAGACCGGCATCACTTTTGTTCAGCTCGGGAGATTCCCGGACGCGGCCTTCATTCTGGCCATGATTTCCGGCAATCGCCGCTGCACGGTGGCCCTGCCGAGATACAGTTCTGTCGCAACATCGACCTGCGGGAGCTTATCCACGAAATAGAGCTGCGCGATCTGCGCGTTCTCGCGGCCGAGATTTGCCTGATAGATCACGGTTTCCATGTCCTTCCGCGTCAGGCCGCCCAGCTCCGGCGGCAGCTTGGCGCGCGCCTGCGGTGCCATAGGCCCGCCCCCCTTACTTCATGGCTGCAGCCAGTTTTTTCAGTAGATCGTCGCCGTACTTATAATCGGAGAGATACTTGATGGTGTTGTCCGCGAGACCGGCCTTTGCCTTAATGGTCTTCTTGGCGTCCTCGACGGTCTTGTCAACCGTTTCGGTGTCGTAGTCGACCCACGGCAGTTTCCCGTGTTTCTGCCACTTGCGGCTGTTGTAGCCGCCTTTGAGGCCGATGTTGCCAACACACGTGATCTGCACGCCGTCTTCCCAGATGGGCGTGCACTCAACGGCAAGACCGTCGCCGATGTACAGGCCCCAATGCCCGGGCATCCACAGGCCCTCGCCCGGCACGAGCTTATCCCAGCCGGTGGACGATACGTCCTTGCACTTGGCGATCATGCCGTCGGCAGAGACGTCCGGGACGACGTTTCCGGCATAGCGCGCGCCGCCGTGGTAAGCATTCTTGTTGCCGTTCCAGCCCCAGAGAATGCCCTTTGTCAGGTTCACGCAGTCAAAGCCGAAGTAGCCCTTTCCGATGAGGCCGCGGTATCTGGCCTGCTTCGCTGCAGTGTACCAGTCCGGATACTGTTTTGCTTTCTCGGCGATGATGCCCTCACTCACCGGAGAGCCGAAGCAGCCCCACATGTACACGGTCTTGTAGTTCTTCGCGACGTCGATGTGCTTTTTGACGAGTTCAGACGCTTTCATGACACTCATTTCTGTGCATCCTCCTTCGTGCTGCCGCCCTCGATGGCGTCCTGCACCTTCTGGCTCTGCGTGCCGAAGTAGAAAGTGATGACCGTCAGGAAGATGGTCAGGAAGTCCTTGCCGGAGATATCGCCCCGCAGGGCGAGGACGGCGAAGATGATGGTCAGGCCAAGTGTAACGATGGATTTGACGCTCAGGAGATTCCCGAGCCGCTTGATGATGTTTTCCATATGTACCCCTTTCGTGGTTCCGGTTATTCGTCTTTGTCCTTTTTTGCGAAGACCCGCTTGAACGCGAGCAGAAGCAGCTCACCGCCGAATGCCGCGGCGGTGAACGTCAGCACGGCGGAAAGATCGATATCCAGTTGAAGCAGGACCGCAATTGTCTCGAGCAGCACCGCCCACACGAGCGTGAGGGTCAGCACGCGGATGCAGTAGAACACGATGGTCTTGGACATTTCGCCTTTTGTCCAGCGGAGTTTGAATCTCACAGCTTCACTTCCTTTCGCACTGCGCTTCCAGCTGATGCAGGAATTGCTTGACGTCCCCGTTTCCTCCCAGATCTACGTATTTTTTGCCCGCGATCAATCGCTCCGACATTGGCATTTCCTCTGACATGATCGTCAGGCGCAGGATAGACAGGTATTGCTCATCCTGGTGCTTCTGCATCTTGTCGAGCTTTTTGTCGATCTCGACCAGATGGTCGCCCTGGGAGTCTGCCTGTGTTTTCTTCTTCTGCGCTGCGCCGACGATGGCCTGAATGACCGTCGTCAGCGCGGACGAGCCGAGGACGGCGCAGATGATCGTGATGGTTCCAGCATCCATGTTTTTACCTCTTTTATGTATTTCCCGGCGGTCAGTCGTTGGCCATTTTGATGTAAGTAACCGTGTCGTCAGAATAGCTGACGTTTGGTAGCGTATCGCCGCCGAGCTGGTTATAAAGCTCCGGGTAGTCCGTCTTCGAGAAGGCCGAGCCGTCGCAGGCGTGCCACGGGGCGGCCAGCTCCCGCACGGTGACAAGTAGATCGCCGATCTTGTATTGCGGCGTGGAGAGCTTGTCCAGCGCGTCGTTGATGGTCGGGTCGGCCGGAGCGTCGCCCACCGTCCAGAGGAGGGCGGCAGTTTCGTCGGTCAGCAGATTCGCCTTGACGAGCGGCGTTTCCTCGGCCAGCGGTTCGTCTTCCAGCCGGAGCCAGACCTGACGCAGCGGATTCCCCGCCGCGTCATAGGCCCCGTAGCAGACCGCGCCGTTCGCCAGATCGTTCGTCCCTTTTCTGTCCCGCATGGCTCATTCCTCCACGGCCTTGATGTAGGCATGACTGCGGCTATCCGGGGTGATCGTTGGGATTTTCTTAGCATCATAAGTAAAATCTCTATAGATGTTGACGCTAGAGGCTCCTTGCGATTTTAATGCACCAACGATTAAGCCAGAACCGTTACCTGCAAAAGTATTGACAGTTGCTGGTACATCACTGGTCAGGAAGCCCTGAGCTACGTCATCGGTGTACAGTAATTTAGGAGTACCACTGCTAGCTTCGGTCGCAGCAGTGCGTGCAGCTACTACAATAATTCCACCAATCAGTTTTACCCAGTCGCGCTGCGAGCCTATTACAGGATAGGTCGGAAGAGTTGCAGCAACGAAGGTTTGACCTCCATCGATTGAGTATGCGTAGTTTCGTGAGTCTGTACCTCTGCCGAGAGCTACGATTAGGTCACCTTCGACTACAATGCCGCTATAGTCTCCTTGATTTGAATATATCACCTGCCAGGAGTCATAGTCGTCTGGAGTACGTGTTCGAGCTAACTGATTGGCACTCGAATATTTGTGTGTGCCCTTTGCGCCGTAGAAGTAACCGTCGGCCTCGTTATATGCAATATTTTCTACAGTGTTTGAATCAGAGCCCGAAGATGTTCCACCTCCGAAATCGCTTGTCTGCCATGCTGGAGGAAATAAGCTTAAAGACGAGGTCATACCATACTGCTCTTTCTCTACCAGATAGTATCTCGTGCCATCTGTAATAATATCCTCAGCACTATCACCAGGTACAAAGGAGTCTATCTCCTGCTGTACCTCACCTCCGATAGTCCATGGTCCAGCAGGCTGGCTTGCATAATAGATATAGCCTGTGTAGTGTGCCCTAATACCACCACTGTATGGAATATACTTAATAGCGATGCATACATATTTATTCTCGTAGTAGTGTACAGGCGTAAGTTGATGTACATTATTCGCAACAGATATCGCATGCCACGAATTCATGCCATCACTTGAGTACCACATTTTAGCAGTATAGAACTCCTTCTGACTTACGTACTGCACTCTTGTTCGAAACCAAGTACTATTTGCGTACGAAATAATATCTCCCGCAGCGTCAGGCTTGCTATTAGTGTCCATAACCTGTGTGTCCCAGTTGCCTTGACTTGCAGTCACACGCAAAATGCTGAACAGCTCAGGGTAATCAGCTTGCGAAATGTAGCGTCCATCACAGGGCAACCACGCGGAAGACGGTGCTTCACGGGACGTCAGCTCGATATCGCCGATGAGGTGCATACCCTTCGATAGCTTTTCAAATGCCTGGTTGACAGTTGGGTCCTCCGGTTTGTTGCTGCCGGGCCAGAGCTTCGAAGCTGTGGCGTCCGAGAGAAGATTTGCCTTGCTGAGAGGCGTTCCCTCGACGGTCGGCGCGTCCTCGCGCCGGAGATATTCATAGTGGTCGAGCGTGCCATCCGCGCGGTAGATGCCATAGCGGATGGCCCCGTTCGCCAGTACCTGTGTCGGTTGTCTGTCTGTCATAGTAGTCCTCCCGCGGCGCACTCCGCCGCGCCGGTGTAGCGAAACGCATTTATCACATTGTCGACCAGCGTCTCGCAGATGGTCAGGATGCGTTCGATATCGTTTGCGCCCGCATACGTCAGCAGCGCGATCTCCGGCACATCCGGGGCATTTGCGGGGTAGGTGAGCGCGGCGCGGACGTCGCCGATCTGGTCGTGGTATGCGCTGCCCTGTGCGGCTGTTATAACGTCCGTCATAGCCCAATCTGTCTTCGCCTGCCACGTGATATCCCTGCCGCAGACGCCGGTCAGGCGGTCGCGGAGGTAGTTCAGCGCAGTCCCGACGCGGTTGAGGTCAACGGCGTTGTATGCGCCCTTCATCCCCGCCAGCCACTCCGCCAGCTCCGCCGCCGTCATGCCCGCGTAGCCCTTCACAGCCAACTCGTGCACGCTTGCGACGTCCGCTGCCGTTCGGTCGGTGATTAGGGTGTCAATAATCGTACTCATAGAAGCTCCTTAACGCCCGTCGGCTTTATCTATGGCAAGCACTTAGTGCTAGCATACAACAACTGCAAACTTCTCAGCATAGATTTGCTCAAGTCTCTCAGTACTTGCTGTTCTCAAGCGATCCTTCCAGTAGCCATTCTCCTGATTTGGCCACCTCTCATCTGCAAAATCGTCTGCGCAGCCGTTTTTCTCATACCATTTGTATAGCTTCTCGAGCAGCTCCCATCGATGCATACCCTCAAGCGTGTTTGGCCTAAAATAATTCCAGCCATTCTCGCTCGTAGCGCTGCATACTGGATTTCCATTCCAGTAGAGCATACCGTCTTGCTCGTGCAGGATCGTGCCGAATGGTATATTAACATCTCCGCAGATCGCTCTAGTCTTGAACCGCTTATAAGTGATATACTCCATTTCTTCTCCTCGCCGACTACGCGCCCATTGAGGGTGCAAGTCTCGATTTCTGAATTATACGCAAAAGCCGGGCGCGAAGCCGAGGGAAAAGTACGCGTAGCTGTCGTAGACTGTGCCGCCGTCGTCTACAAACACGAAGCTGGTGGAGTAGCCCGCAAGCGGGGAACGGAGCCACCAATAAGCGGCGGTACTCGTGCCGTCGTGCTTGTACTTTTTTTTGCTATTCCCTGCGGAATAATAGGCGTACTGTGCTTGCTTGCTCTTCTCGTTGCTATTTGCGTCGGAAATGCTTCTGAAAACCTCGTACTCCGAGAGGAGGAAAAAGTAATCCGTTGTCGCCGTGACTGCGCTCGCCGCCGTACTTCCGCCGCCGGTGTTGTCCGTGTACTTGGTAACGGACTTGAGGACGGAACGGAGTGCTGCCGGGATGACCGCAATAATCGTCCCGGAATAGCTCGAGAGGCTCGTCCCGCAAATTTTTGTACGCATTTGCGAGCTTTTCCACCCGCCGGAGTTCGTTTTACTGCTGTTCATGGAGAAATAGCCGGTTGCCGAAACGTTCGCGTTATATTTGCTGTCGCAGAAAGACACGTCCTTACCGCCGGAGAGCGCGGTCTTTGCAAGCTGGAAATGGATACGGTTAGATCCCTCGACACTTGCGTTATGGTTAAAGCCGATAATGAAAGCGTAGGTTGTGTAATTCGATAATGAGAGATGGCCCACTGTTCCGTTCAGCGTGACCGCCTTTCTGTCACCGATGCTCCAATAGTTCGCACCTTCGCCTCGGTCGGACACCGATCTGATAGTCTCCCAGGCATTGTCGTTAAGCACAGCCGATACAAATTCAATCACCACGGACGAAGTTCCAACTACTACATCTTGCTGCTTTGTCGTTGCACCCAAAGTAGCTACGACCGACCACGTACCAGCTTCGTCGACCGTCAGTGTGCAATTCCCGCTCGCATCTGCCGTCCCGGAAACCTTTTTGCTTCCCTTTGTAGCTGTAACTGTTGCACCCGCGCTGGTCGTGATGACAATCTGCAAGTCGGGCGCGCCCTTGATGGCCTGCACCGCGCTCACAAACCCATCCGGGAACGCAAGCTGCGCGGACGTCCCGCCCTTCGCGCGGATCGCGTCGGCAACCGATGTAAGATCAGCCGTGTTTGTCAAATATTCAGCCATCAGAAGCTACCTCCATTCGCGTTTGCGATCTCTACAGCCGCCCATGCACCGGACACAACCCGCAGAAATTTTCCATTATCAGCGGTGGTGACAGACGGCACTTCGCGAACCTTGACAGCTCCGGTTTTCCCGTTCACGCTCGTCACGGGCGCTTCCGTTAGATAGTCCGTGCCCGCCACGGCCACCGCCCACGCCGTCGGCTTCCCGCTGGCGTCCACCGCCTTGACCTTGATCAGGTCCCCGACGGAAGCGCCGGAGGCGAGGATCACATCTTGCTTTCCGTTCCACGCGTCTTTGTTGCTGCGCACGTCGGCGATAGCCTCGTCGATCCGCGCGCCGGTAAACTGGCTGTTGTAAGCCATACGATCACTCCTTCATACACAGAAAATCCTCGCCGTCCGCGGTCTTCAGCGCCTGCGACTCTCCCAGCGGGATAAAGCCGTAGTTGTCGTTCCAGCTGCCGTCCGCGCTTTGCGCGAACAACGAAATGCGGTATTCCCCATCACCGGAAAGCAGAAAATCGTCGTAAACCTCAAAGGTGCGCTGCGTTCCCGCCGGGGTCTGGGAGAAGGACGCGATCAAAGCACCCTTCCCGCGGCCCCAATCCTCGCCGGACTTCGTCGCGCGGCACTCGAAGGCCGTGTAGGCGATGTCCGACGAGAAGGAAACGGTGATCGAGTCGAACCCCGAGACCGCCGAGATCTTGTTGCCCGTGATGGAGAATGTCAGTTGCGGCGCGGCCATCAGGCGGCACTCCAGGTCCCGGCGGCGTTCTTGACGAAGACCTTGACGATCTTCGTGCCGTCGCCGGAAGACGCTGCCTCGAGGTCCGCGCCCTTGACAGTGACGTTGATGGCGGTGTTCTTCTTGTAGCCTCCCTCCGTGCCGCTGACGTTAGTGGAGCCGCCCGTCGTCGGGATCTGCGTGCCCGCCGTGTGCAGGCTGCTCGTCGCCGGGACGACGCGAATGGTGTATTCCTCAAAGTCCACGTCGCAGACGAAGGAGAACGCCGCTGCATCGTAGCCCGTGACCTTCGAGATCCTGCTCTTGTCGGGGCCGGTGATGGTCACGGCAGGAATCGACGTGTTGAGCGTGATCGTGTCGCTGACTGCTGCCGTTTCGTTGCCGACGTCGTCGCGCATCTTGACATAGATCGTCTTGAGGCCGTCGCCGTCGGGCAGCGTGATGGATTTTGTCGCGGCGAATGTCTCCCACGACGCTTCCGCCTCGGTCTCCGCCGTCTTCGTGCCCCAGATCTTCATCTGGTAGCCCGTCGTTGTCTCGTCGGAGACAGAGATCTTCGCCGTGACGGTCGCGCTGGTCGCGTACTGTGCACCGTCGTTCAGGATCAGCGATAGGCCGGCAGGTGCCAGCGTATCAAGTGTCAGATTAAAAAAACTTGCCATCTGGATTTATCCCCTTTCTTCGCTTGTAAGTTCAATGTACAAAAATCCGCCCGGTCTTTCGTAGATGGTTTTCGTGCCCAGGTGGGCGGATTTGATGCCCATGGAGCCGATGAACAGCTCCAGAATGCGTTTGAGTCCAACTGCCAGCATGTTATCCCTCCAACAGATACAGTGTCCGCGCGTCCTTTTTGTCCAGCGCGTCATATTCGGATTTTGTCATCACGAGGATCGCGTCGATCTGTGCCGACTGGATGCCCCCGCCACCAGAGCCGCCGCCAGCACGCACGGAAACGTTAAAGGAAACGTCGATCGGATCGCGGTTCTTGAGTCCAAATTCAATGCCGCCCATCACAACACCGCCTTTGAAAGCGCGTGCGCAACGTCGATCTGCTTGATCTCCGAGCCAATCACGTCACCGCTCTTGAATTTCACGCGCACCTGCATCTGGCAGAGCTTCGGGAGCCGAAAGGTCTCCTGCTGGGTGAGGGGAAACAGAAACTTTCCGTCCTCGTATCCGATCTCTCCCGGATAGCTCTTTTGCAGGTAAAGCAGAGAAATTTCCACCTTTTCAACGCTTGCAACGTCCAGCGGCTGCCCTTTATTCTTGATGGTAACACTAAGGTTATACGAATCTCCCTGTACCAAATGCCGCACCTCCGTTCTATGTGCCGATAATCTTGCATTCTGCCGCCGCGATTCCGCTGAGGAGAATACTCATGCTGGTGATCGTGCCGGTGATCGTGCTGCCCCACGGCGTCGTCGTTTTGACGTAATCGCCAGGAGTCTCGCCGTCCATGACGATCCGCACGCTGTGGGTCTGACGACGCATGTAATAGTCGTAGACGTGCTGGGCGACCGCGGCGACGTTGCTGCTGCTGACCAGCGTGGCGTCCCTGACCTCAACGACGTTTGGCTTCGTCGTGGCCGTGACCTTCGGATTGGCCTTCGTCGTGACGGTGGTCGTGTGGTAATACGTCGTGCCGTCGACCTCCACGCTGTCGCCGCTGCCGGTCGTTTTGTACGCATGCGCCGTCACACGCACCTCCGTCACCGGGGAAGACGTTTCTACGCTGCCGCCGGTATAGAGCCGGTCAAGCGGGATCTCCGCCGCCTCGTCCGACGCGAGCTTTCGCACCTTGATTCCGCGCGTCCCGCTGGTGTCGATGGTGGCGCAGATGGCAAATGCGATCTGCTGCAGCGCCTCGCGCTTCGTGCAGTCCGGGATGTAGCCCGTGACCTTTGCGTCATCCAGCGAAGAGTCGTATTCCAGCGTAAAGTGCCCGGCGAGGATCGTCTGGATCAGCGTCTTCGCAGACGCGTCGGAATAGATCGCAGCCGCGAACGGCTCGCTGTCCATGACGCCGAGGGCGTCGATGCAGGAAATATCATAGACGCTCACGCTTTTCCGGGAGGACGATTCGATATAAAACACGCCGATCAGGTGGTCTGAGTCATACGCGCTGACGGGCTGCTTCTGCTGGAAGACGTAGTCGATATCGTCCGCGCTGTCCAGCGAGAAGTCGAGCGTGTTGATCTCCAGATCGTCAGAAATGATGTTCATGCCCTCCGTGACCCGGACGGAGCGCAGCTCTCCCCGCTCGAACTCCCGGACGATTCCGAAGAAGATCTGCGAGATCTTCGCGTAGTGATTCGGCAGGTGGGTCTTATTGATCTGCACAACGAGCTTGTTGTACAAGTCGACCTGTTGCTCGCAGAAATACTTGTACGAGTTCGGCGCGAAGGTCCTGGTCGCAAGCTGTTCTTCGCCGTTGTACCACGTCAGGACGATCTCACTGCAATAGTCGCCCTCCGAGCCGTCGAAGTAGAAGAAAATGCCCGGGGACGAGAACTGGCCGTTTAGGGAAATCGTGATCGTCGGCGCTGCATCGAAGGTACAGTCGTCTTTGCTCTGCTCCGCAGACCAGAACGCGGCCCGTTTGCTCCCGAGCAGGCCGCGCGTCCCGTCTAGGACCCACTGGTTCTGCTCGCAGGACGCCAGCAGCCCGGCGTCCGTGCCGTAGGGGAGCAGGGCAGGGTTCGCAAAGTCTTTCTTCGCCGTCGTCGTTACCGTCGACGCATCTGCTGCGCCGACCGCGACGTCTTCATATACCACTCTTACGCTCATGCCGGGGTCCTCTTCGGTTTCATGGCAACGAAATTGACGGTCAGGTTCTGCCAGCTGTTTTTCCCGGCATAGCTGGACGCCAGCTCGTCGTCGCCATTTGCAACATACGCGTCGAACGTCATGGTCGTCTGCGCATAGGGGACTGTCAGTACGTGGCTGTCTGCCGGTGCGGAGATCGTTTCATAAAACTCGTCGTATTCCTCGGGGTTCGATGTCACTGAATCAATTTCCAGGCTGTAATTGTAATAGGTGCCGATGATGTCGCGCGTCATTGCGCCGGTCATCACGCGCCCGGCATTGTCGCCGTCGAGCACGGAAAACGAACGTTTCAGACTCACGACGTGCAGATTCGGATACGCTTTCCCATCAAGACTCAATACGCTTGTCATGTTCTTACCCCCGCCAAACGAACGCCAACACGCTGCGTCTCGTCGTTGTTCGCCTGATATACCGCGCGGGCAAACTCGCGCTTATCGACCTGCATCACGACTGTAATGCTCCGGCCTCCCATTCCGCCCGTTTCATTCATGGCCTGTTTGAACGCCTGCACCATCGTAGCAAGCGGCGTCTCAATATTTGTCCCGCTCTTCTGGTCGCCGAGAACGGCGAGAAATTCGCGGTTCGGTGGAATGACTGCGCCCTGCGCGAGACGAGGAAGCGCAACGTTGCTCACTAGGGGAATGCTAATTCCGAAAGACCTACCGCCAATTAGAGGAACCCAATCAGGGACCTCGAAATGAATGGTATTCAGCGCGGAGATTAGGAGGTTTATACCGTTGATGATAAAGTTTATCGCATATTCAACAGCGGTAATGATTCCATTCCAGATTCCCTTGAATATATCCTTTACTCCTTCCCACGCCTTTGTCCAGTCTCCGGTAAAAACGCCGCTGATAAACTCGATGATTCCACTTAGCCACTGCTTTATACTGTTGAATAGGCCGGATATAAAGGTTCCGTATGTCTGGAAAATCGCCGCGAGCATGGGGCTTTTTGATTGTAGCCATGTAATGAACATATCCCATGCATATTTGATGGAGTTTATGATGGCATTCCACGTCTGCTTAAGCCCTTCCCAAATTTGTTTCGCGCCTTCTGCAGCAAGCTTTAAGTCTCCCGTAAACACACCCTTGAAGAATTTTCCGAAGCCGTCTATGATATTTTTCAGGCCTTCGATTAGTTCTTCGCCATGTCCGGTAAAGGAAACAAGTGCAACCAGAGCGGCGGCAAATCCCGCAATCAGGAGTGGAATCCAGCTACCCGTCAGAAGCGAAATGCCGATACCGGCGGCAAGTAGCCCCGCGATGATCGTAAGCGTATTTACTAAATTGAAGCCATTTTCAATGACATCCTTGATTCCGACAACAAGCATAGCAAGACCGCCCACAACAAGCGCAATGCCTGCTGCTATCGGGCCAAATGCGATTGCAAGTCCGGCAGCAAGCGCGGCAAGCCCCGCAAGCATTCCGAGGAAATTTTGTAAATCAATTCCGTTCTTCCACGCGTCTAGCCAGAAATACACAAGTGCAAACGCACCAGCTGCTGCAAGAGCGATCCCGGCAATCTTGCTCAAATCGTTTGTAAACATGCTTGCAATTTTCCATGCGAGCAGCCCGGCTGCAATCGCACCTACTAGGCCGAGAATATCGTGGAGTTTATCCTCCGCCATGTCGAGGTTTGAGAAATCCGGCGCGATATCCGTAGACGCCGCCCCGCCTGCGCCGCCACCGCCTCCAGATGCCTGATTGCTGGTAATCTGGTTGATCTCGTCGAAGCTCGCCATGCTCTTGCTGGCGTCTTCAGCTGCGGAGCCTACCCCCTCGATTGCTTCTTTTTCCGCATTCAGCCCTTTTGCCGCTGCGACCTGCGCGCCCCAGCTTTTGCCGGACAGCATGCCGAAAAACTTTGCGATAGCTGTAACAACCTGTGTCAGAATGTCCACAAGCTTCACAAAAACGGGGATCACGACTTGAAGAATCGGCTGGGCCAGCGTCAAAAACGCCGCCTTAAGCCGCGCAACCGCTGCACGCGCCTCCTCATTCTGCATGATTGTTTTCCCGAGCCATGTCCGCAGGCTTTGCAGCGCTCTAGTAATCAGAGAGAATACAAGGACACGCTTAAAAAGCCCAGAAACACGCTTGCCGAACGTGTCCATGCTGTCGGAAACACTTTTTGCGGCATGCTCCATTCGTTCGGACGCTCCGCTTGCGCTCGTAATCTCTCGCGTAAGCTCTCCTGCGCGTGTCTTCGCCGCGTCCAGCGCGGAGGTCTGCTCCATTACCTTGTCCGTAATTTTTGCGTACTTTCCGTCCAGGCTCTCAACGATCTTGTCTTGCTCTTTCAGACGCGCTTCCTGTTCCTTAATCTGTGCAGCGACTTCGTATTGCCGACTATATGCAGAAATATACGCATCGGGAGATGCAGACACCTCGCCGGACGTGATCTTCCGAAGCCGCTCGGATTCAGCGCGCAACGATTTCAGCGCATTTTCTGCCTGTTTTGCGGATTCCTTTGCCGCGTCAAGCTGTGCCTTGATCCCGCTTTGCTCGCCACTGCTCTTTTTCAAATCGGTTTCCAGCTTGTCGATTCTCGCCGTAAGTTTATCAAGCTCCCGCTGTGCTTTTTTTGCATCAACTTCCGCCTGCACAACGATTTTCCCATCTGCCATTTTCTCACCACCTTATTTTGAGACGCCCCACGCTGCCAGAATATCCTTTTCTGCGTCTGTGTAATTCGTTTTCAAATCAATAATTTCACGGTTTCGCCTGTAGAACTCTCGTTCCTGCTTGTCAAGAGGCTTCCCGCGAGATTTCTTGTCCCGGATACTTACCACATGGGCGAACAGGCAGTCCCCAATTTCCTGATAATAGGACAAAAAAGTGTACCAGTGCAGATATTCCAGTGCGCGGATTTCAAATCCTGCAATTCTGTTGATGGGCGCGACAATCATCTCAAAGTCCTGCTCCCACGACATCAACGTCGGCTGCTTTTTTTGCTCCTTTTTGTCTTGCTCGTGGTCAATAAACCTGAAACATTTCCGCAGTGCTTCCTCATAATCTGAAAGCGGAATATCGTCAAAGTCAGGGTAGAATATCTCAAGGGCGGCAATGGTGCGCTCCTCTTCCGTCAAATCTTTATCAGAAAGAGCGGCGAGGATATCCAGCACCGCTCTATAATCTGATTCAATCTGATATGTTTTGCCGTTTACCTCGACTGACGTCGGGAGCGCGTAGATCAGCGCTTTCTTTTCGCCCATCTGTCCGTATACTGTTTTACTCTTGGGCTCAGTCTGGTTTTTTCGAGATCGAAACCAGCGTCCATCTCGTCGATGACAGCAAGCATAAGATTCGCCCATACCGGCAGACCATTTGCAAGCGCCATTACGTTTGTCCTGAACACTTCAGTACAAATCGGCTTTCCAAAAATTCCGTCGATTTTTTCGCGAATCTCCGCGTCGAACTGATCTGCCAAATCGAGAATTTTTTTCGGGTCCGTCTCGTTTTCGGCGCGTTTTGCGTATTCATGCTGCCTGGATTCCAACTCTTCGAACAGCGAAAACAGCTTTTTCGCGAATTCGCTGTCCGTAGGGTTGAACTCTACACTCACGCCGCCGTTAATTTGGAAGGACTGTACACCAGTATCAAATCTGATATCTGCCATTTATAGCCCCTCCTTACGCAGCAGAATCAGCCGTAAACGTAACTGCACCGTTGCTGCCGACCGCAGCCGTTCCGGTCGTGCGCGTACCGCCCAGCGTCACATCGAACGGCATGCCAACAAAACCGCCACCCTCACCGCCGAGGCTTGCGGGCTTGACCATTGTGCCGTCGTAACGCTCCGCGAAGACTGCTGTCTTGGCTGTGCCTGCGTAAAAATGAACGATAAGAACGTCCTGATTCGCCAGTGCTGCTGCGTCCTGGTCTTTGACAGCCAGGTTCCACAGCTTGACAAGCGCCGCGTCGCCTGCGTCCAGCTCGCACGGGTCAAAGCTCTGCGTGATGATGGGCTTCTTCATGGTGGTTCTTGTAGTGCCGAGAATATCCTTACTGGAATCCTCCTGCCAATCGTACTCCATGCTGGAATCCGTGACGCGTTTGCCGAACGGAGACCAGACAGGCGTAGACGCCTCGCCGGTATTCAGGTATGCGATCAGCAATTCGCGGTCAATGGTCTGGCCAGCAGTGGTGTTAAAGGTCATATCTGCCATAGTTAAATCACCTCATATTTCATCTTCATTAAAATTTGATGGTCTTCCCATCCGCCCTGGTACACGGCGAATACCGCTGCGCGGCTGACCGCTTCCATTCGGCGGACACGAACGCCATCTCCCAGAGACGGATAATTCTGCATCGCCCAATCCCCGAAGCGGTTCAGTACCGCATCAGCTTTCAGGCGCTTGTCGTTACTCCCGCCCGGCTTGATACGGGCTATGATTTTGAACTGGTATTCTGCCTCATGCCCACCGAGTAAGTACCTTCTTGTGATGTACGCGCCTTGAATCACGGACAGAGCCACGCTTGCAGAATCGGCGGCGAGAAACTCATAATTGATGGTCGCAGCTGGTAGATCGTCATCCGAAAACGAATTTACCCAAACCATCATTTTTCTGGATATGTCCTGTTCTTCCTCGGAAGAAACAAGCTTTTTTTCTTTTTCAGAGCCCATTTTTCACCGCCTTATCTGCAACTCGAATCCATTTGTCAAGATTCTCAGCCTTTGAAGCCTCGAACCAGTGCGATTGTGCCTGCGCGTGTCCGGATGTCGTGAACACAAGGTTTTTGTCTGTCAGAACCTTCGTTCCGCCTTTCGGCGCGTATGTGCTGCCCGTCTCCGGGTCAACCATGACTTTCCCGTAATACAAAAACCGTGCATACGGCCCCGGATAGATGATCGCATTGCCGTCCACCATTGTTCTCTGGTCGAGAGAGCCCGTCAGGAACGGCACATATGGGCTTGTGTCCTTCCGCACCTGCGTTGCAACAATATGCTCTGCTTTGGTGCAGGCCTGCGAGAGCTTTTCCTGCAGCGCGTCAAATCCGTCTGCCTTTACGCTGAATTTCAGCATTACGAGCCTCCGACCTGCCAGTGCTGCATAGAAGGACTGCCGAAGTCCTTCATGTCCACCTTTGTCACTTTGTACACATCATCGTACAGCATCTCGATCTGTTCTTCCGTCTTGTCCGGCTCGACTACTTCGCCCTTCACAAAGAAGGTTGTGCCGCCGTTACCGTCCGTAGATAGCGTCCAGATTTTGCTTTTATCAGTTGCGCGCCAGAACTCCTGCGGACCGACGTAGCGCTTCTCCGCATCTGTCACGCCGTCTACAGCAGCCGCAGAAAACGGAATGTACAGATTCACCGCATCTGCTCCTTCAAGCCCGCTCGCGCGGACGTTAGCCGCTTTTGACGCTTGGAGCATTACACCGCGAATTACAGTGATATGAATTTTTTGCGTATCTTTGAACGTTTCCGGATCCTGCTCCTGCGTGACGTTGTAGATTGTTACAGTGTGGGGAGCGTACATGCTAAACACCTGCCTCTGTAAAGAAGCCCGGTATGGGCCAGATATTCACGCGCTACGCTTGCAAGTGCGTTCTTCGCCTCCGAAGCCGCTTTCAATGCAGCTACGGAAGAATCGCCGCCGCTGCGAAGCGTCCGGGAATAGCCGCCTACAGTCTCGCTCTGCAATTCTCCTTCGTCAGATGCAAGCCCGGCGGACACATTCTTTCTGGCAAGCTCCTGTGCTGTGTCGATCAGCATATATTGGTCGACTAATGCACAGCAGCACATTTTTACAGCATCCAGCTCCGCAAAATTCTTTACTCGGTTTTGCGTGTAGTAGTCGAGGAAGGAACTGGCGCGTGTCGCCAATCTGCAAAAACTATCCGCGTCTACAGTTCCCATGTAAGTGCCGCAGTAGTATTCATAATCAGCGTAGATCATCACTCCACCCCTTCCAGAACAGCCAGAATTTCAGCCTTTTTCATGGAACTGTTGACCCCTTCCACCCCGTTTTCCTCAGCATAATCAAGAAGCTGCGCTTTCGTCATGCCGGAAAACGTGGGCGGTTCAGAGGCAGGCGCTCTCAACAGTTCATTTAACCCCCCGACGAGATCGTGCCGACTACGATGCCGTCCATGCGCTCTGCAAACAGCGCCATACCGTTGATAACGGTATCGGAAGCGGTCATGTTGGTGTAGTCCGGCTCCTCATGGATGCCGATATAGCCGGTTGCGTCGGTGGTGAAGTCAAACACTTCGCCAAGATCTGCGCCGTTCACGGGGATATAATACAGAACAATGTTGTCCTTCGCCGTAGCGTAGATCTTGCCCTTCGGAACACTGGAATTGAAGATTACAGTGCCAAGACCGAGGAAATTCTCCACGTAGGTCATTCCGAAAGCGGTCTGCAAGGTAATGTTCGCCGTTGCGAGGTAGTCTGCCACATCCAGAGGGTTCAGGAAATAAACCGCACCGATCTCGTCGTCCTCGAACAGAACCTGCAACTGCCCCCACGCCTGCGCAAGGGTAGCCTGGAAGGTCGCGCCCGTTGCCGTTCCTGTGCCGGTGGCGAGGAACGTAAAAAAGTCCTTCCGGATGCCCTTCTGCACGTCCTTGAGCATTTCGTCTGTGGTCATTTCCACCGCCTGATCGTAGCCACGGTCAGTGATAGCCTCCGCAGACGTTGCCTTTCTCCACTTCTTGAGCGTGATCTCCTGATAGTTCACGGGCTCCGTTTTGTACTTGCTCAGGGGAATGGTTTCACCTTCCGCCACAGCACCATCTTCCAGCGTGCCGGTAGCCTTGTAGCTCTTGAGCACGGTGCCAGCCTGCTTTGCGATTTTGCGGGTAACGCCAAGAGCCTCCATCAGCTTCTTGATGGAATAGCCGAACATTTCGGTAAATTCGATCTCGCGAACTCGCGCAAGATCAGCTTTTTTAATCAGCTTAGGATCAACAGCCATTTTTATTCTTCCTTTCTAAACAAATCCATATTTGCGGCGATTGCAGCGCGCCGCTCCGCTCTGTCAGTGATTTGCATGATCTCGTCTTTCGTCATCGCCTTGCCGCCGTCGCTGAGCCGTGCGCCCATGTCCACACGGACAGAAGGTTTGGAGACAAGCCCCTTGTAAGTTCCTTCGATAAGTGCATCAAGGCTCTTTGTGTCCTTGATTTTCTCACCGTCCATCTCCAATGCGGTCATTTCCTCACCGCAGCCGCGCATGGCAAGATCGAGATTTGCGCCTGTGATATTTTTGCTCTCAAAGTAAGCCCGAACAGCCTTTTCCTTTGCCGCCTTGCTTTCCTTTGCTGTAATGCCGGATTTATAAGCCTCGAAGTCCGAGTGTTCCTTTTCGTACTTCTCCTTATATCCGCCATCGCCCGCCGCCTTGAGGTCGTCCAACTGCTTTTGAACGTCGGGCAGTTTCTCCGCATCAGACTTGTACTTGCTGACATCAGCCTTCAAGCCGTCTACGGTATCGGTATGTGCTTCAATGATGGTGTCCACCTGTTCGTCGGTGAGTCCCATGCCTTTCAGTAATTTTCTGGTCAATGCCATTTCTATCTTCCTTTCCTTTGTCCGCAGTTCATCGCGGCGATAGATTGTATAAAAACCGCAGTGCTTCGCGGGTTTTACCTGTAAATTATTTGTAGAAAACTTTTGTCCTTTCTGGTTGCTCCGGCAATCCTGCCGCCTTGCTGAACCTGCTATATTCTGCGTTTAGCCGCCGAAGCTTTATGTTCGCGGCGGTCACGTCCTCGGAAAGCCCAGCTTCTTTGTATGCGTTTCTAAGCTTCTTCTGCGCGCGGATTTGCCGCTCTATGCGGCGTTGCATCTGCGTCGCTTCATAGGCTGTGTAAGTCTTTCCGTCAAACGTGCAGCCAAGACCATCGTCGATATGCTCAAGCTGTTCATCGGTGTAAGTCCGCTCCGAAACTCCCGGAACATATGGGTATTTGTGATGCCGACAGTTTGCTCCTGTCAGACCGTCAACATATCCGTAACCGGTCGTTTCCACAAGGTCATCGTAAAGCCCCAGCGGGTCAGGTTCGCCGCTTTCGCTCTGGTAATAGACTTTCCCTTGCCAGTCTTTGTGGCTTGACCACGGCGACGTACCCGGCTTGTCACGCGCCCCAGAGTGCGCAGACACTTCAAAGTATCTCGTCTCAAGGTACTCTGCGCTTTGGTTCGTGTACTGGTCGCAGATCTGATTCACGCCGGTCATGACAGCTCTCCGAACAGCAACGTCGATGTGGTCGACGTGTCCGCTTTCGTAGTTCACGACTTTCAGACCACCCGCAAGCTGCTGCACCGACGATTTGATAGCCTGATTGTAGCTGATAGCGCCGCTCTGGATTTGCATCGTGGCATTATCCAAAGCCCACTGGTACGCTTTGGCAGGTGGGAGCATCGTCCGCCCAGCGTCCACCAGAAAGCCCATAGAGCGCGTAAGGTTGCGCATGGTCTGCTTCGTCTGCTCGTATATCGCCCATGTGTCCTCGACGCTCACCAGCGTTTCCGGCTGCGTAACATGGGCGAGATCGATAAGGTCGGTGTAATACCGCTGATTCCGCTCTACTACATCGTCCAGCAGCTCTTTCAGCTTCTTTTCGCTAATTCCCGTAGTCTTTCGGATCGCCTTTTCGATGTCCTCCAGGTCAATGCCGTGCGAACGAAGCGCTCTGATTGCCTGAACAGTCACTTCGTTCAACTGGTCTTTCAACGCAAGCCTACTGCATATTTCATCGAGGAGCGTATCTTCCAGTCCCCGGAATAGTTCGGCAAGCTCCTCTGGGAGGGCGTCGAGCAAAGCAGGCGTAAATGGGTAATGGCTCATGTTCCGTTTGATTCTTTATCGTGAGCATCGTCAGTCGTTGTTCCGAATACTCTCCATTCTGGCGCAGCGGCGTCACCGACGTTTACCCAGAATGTCGTTCCCACAGGAACTTTTTCGTCTCCCATTACTCTACCTCCTGTTGCTGTTCAGTTACCATGTCCTGCGCCTTCGGCAGCGCCGCCTTTGCGGTCGCCTCGTCCTCGTTCATCCACTTCATGCGGAACTCCCAGTCATTCATAATGCCTGCGCTGAGAAGCTGCATGTCGCGCAGGAAGTCCGTCTGCTTGTCCTCAATGATCGAATCGTCAAAGTCTACGGAAATCTGTACTTCCTCATTTAGGCCAGCTTCCATGTACCTGTTCCCCATGCGGAGCAGCGTCCTGCAAAGCTCTGTGATTGCCTGTTCAAGCAAAATCTCATGCTTCTTGATCGTTCGGAACATGGTGCTGTTCTCGCTGATAACCTGCGTCGCTGTAGCAATACTTCCCTGATCGAACTTGTAATGATTTTCACCGAAGCCGCACTTGCTGGACAAGATATTCAACATATCCTGCATGCCGGTGTTAAACTCCGCCGTCCGCAGCGACATATCGACCTGCTGCAAGATGTTGCCGTTGCCGCCTCTGTCCTCCGGAAGTACATAATAAACGGTCTCACGCTTATCAAACACTGGCCGGCCGTCAATGCTCTTGGTTGCCTCCGGCTGCACCACAATGCGCTTCTTGCCCAACACAAATTCGTTCACATAGCTATCATAGGTGATGTCAACGCTCTTGAGCTGGTCGATAGCATATGCAAACACAGCCACACCAAGCGGGTTATTTTCATCTGAGTTCGCGATATTCAGCCTGTCAATGACAAACTGGGGCTTGTCGCTCCCTGTGTGTACAACAGGCGGGATTGTTTCAAAGCCCTTTACACTGGTCAGAGGGACTTCTTCGGAATCATACAAATGGTTCTCGATGTCGTACTCGCCGCCGTTCAGCCTGTGAACTTGGATGTATGTGTACTCTGTATCGTCAACATTTTTTGTGGAGGCAAACGCACACTCCCTGATGATTCCATTGTCCCATGTCAGGGGATAAATGTTCGTCGCGCTGACATAGTTGATACGGATGCGCCCAGGATCAACAATTTCGGAAGTGTCCGGATTGACGGACATTCCCTCAATGACCGGAACATACGCGATCGTTCCAATCGCTGCTTTTCGCTCCTGCGATTCGTTCGCCTTGACCTTCCAATTGTTTTCCGAGAGAATCGTGTCTACGAACTCCTGCTCCTTCTTCCCCTCGAGCGTGATGTTTACCCGCTCGTTCATCAGCAGGTTTGCCCAGTCCTCGCAGACCTTTTTCGCCATGCTTACGGAATATCTGTGGCATTCCAATTCTTCAATGCCATTCCATACCGTGTAACTGTGGAAGTCCTCGACATTCCCTTTGTACCAGTCTCCCCACACGCCGATCAGCTTGTAGAAATCAATGCCAACTGTATCGAAGCCCAGCTCCTTTAATGCTCTGCGTATGTTCACTCTTTCACCGTCCTATCATATGCCCGGCGCGTTCCAGGTCTTTGTAATAAGGCTCTATACTGTACTCAAACGCATCGAGGCTATCAATATCGGATGTCCCATCGTCAAGACGCTCGTCTTCGAACTTATCCGGGTCATAAATTGCTGATTGGAACGCATCGATCAAATGCGGGCAGTTCCGCGAAACCTTGAGCCTGCCTTGCTTCATCAGAAGCACGACAAGCCTGATCCTGTCTGTGATCTGCATTTTCAGCGCGTTCTTGACCTGGGTACCCAGCCGGAGTTTTTGCGCCGTGTGATCTAGACCTCGTATAAGCACCGTTTCCGCGCTATCCGCTCGTGTCTGGCTGTAACCATACTTTGATGTTATCAGTTGACAGAACGTAGCAAAACGCCGGTTTAACGCATCTGGGTCAATTTCTTCGTTTTTGATGTATTCTTCTTCCAACGCCACAACCCGGAAATCTTTTGTAATCCCGGTAGCTTGAAATTTCGTTGCAGACTTCGTTCCACCGAAGTCAACGCCAATGGAAATAACAGAAAACTTTGTATCGTTTTCTTCCGCCCATTTTATAGGATCATCAATCAGATACTTTTCTGTGTCGTTGGCAAAGTCCTTGTAAACAATACCTTCCGCAGCTACCCAAATCCCACGGATGTAGCGATCATAATAAACGGTTCCTTCGTACTCGCGCTTCAGATTTTTTACAAACGCAGGCGGCAAAAACGGGTTATCGTCTATCGTGTATGTTTGGCTGAAAATGTCCGCGTCGCTGTCCAAGAATCTTTTCAGCCAGTGGTTCGGATACTGCGGATTGTATGTCCCATCGAAACAGGAATATTCTTTGTCAAGGCGGCTTTTCAGCAGCGCGAATACTTCTTCCGACCAATCGGCTACTTCGTCCCCATAGCAATATTTAATCGACGCACCGCGAATCTTGGAAACTTGGGAAACCTTCTCGGCCCCGAGGCAGTAACATTTCTCTCCGAATATCCATGCCGTATTGTCGCTTGAGATCGTGCCGACAAGCTCGTCCCCGTAAATGTTCCGCATCGGCTCCAGCACATTTCGCTCAATCGTGGATTTTGTTACGCCGAGAATGACGGCCAAGCCATCTTTTCCGATTCGCTCACGAATCCGAATCGGTATGATCCATCGAAAATCGAGGTAAGTCTTCCCGCTTCTGGTGGCGCCGCCCTTGAAGTTCCAGCGATGTATTCCGTATTTTACAAACTCAATTTGTTTCGGACTTAACAGCATCTTGGAACTCCTTCAGCATCGAGTCAAGCTTCTCCATTGTCGTCCTGTTGCGGTCGGAAGCAGCTGCGTAGCGTTTCATAAGACTATCACCGGCTTTCAGCCGGTCGGACAGCGATGCGTCCATGCCGAACTGGTTTTTGACCTCCCCGCGCATGACCGCAGTGTAAAATTTCAGAATTTCGTTGGAATCTGCGACAAGCGCAGCCTCTTGTTCGTCCGTTCTGCGCTTGATATATGCAGAAATTGCAGGTTTTCTAAGGTTTTCCGCGCCCATGCTGTGCGCTGCCTTTTCTTTATACCCTGCTTTTTTCGCCGCTTCTGTGGCATTGCCGGATTTTAAATATTCTTCGCAGAATCGTCTCTGCTTCGGCGTAAGCTTTTCATCCGCCATCGCTGTAAAGTCCGGCCAGCAGCTTCACCACATCCGCAATCTGGTATGTTTCCAGCAGAGTGACGTTCTTCGGCTTTCCATCAGGTCGATATTCGTAAACCATGTATTTCGTCACCATCCTGTCATTTTTCGCGGAATAGGTCTGCATTTGATTGATTTTTATTTTGGTTCCGTTGTACAAGAGCGCTGTTTGCAGCTTGTGTGCAAGGGCGCGCAAACTCGCCATAGCCGCTCCTTTCTGCCTCATTCTTTCGTTCTCGTGTCTCCGTGTGTGAATAAATATATTTATTCACACCGGAGAACACGAGAACAGGAGGAGGTTTCCGCAGAACGCTGCGGCGCCGATGAAAAAGGGCGTAGAGTTGATCTCTACGCCCTTATAGTAAATGTTAAATTTGGCTCTGGGACGCAGACTTTTTCATAAAAGCCCTCTTTTTTGCCCCACAAGGCGAATAAATTGCCTGTGCCATTCCTGCGCGGTGCGTTCGGATACATAAACCGCCATTGCAGCGCCTTGCAGGGTATGCGTCCGCTTCCAAAGAACCAAGTCTATGAGCCGCAGCCGCTCCGCGCCGTCAACGAGCTGTTCCGTCTCCGCGATTGCCTCCTCAACGGCAGCGCGCTCGGACTTCGTCATCAGCCCGCCGCCCTTATAATTGCGGATCATCCACTTTGCATATGGCCACCAGCCGTAGCGCGGCTTACTCACGGCGCGCTTCCTTTCTTTTCTTGCAGTGGCTTACATCATGATACCGGATACACCCGCATGTGGTAGAGAAATACGCACATTGTGAGTTCTTGCACCCATCAACTGCCTTTTCGTCCAGCACATCCTTTGCCCATTCCCCGCGCGCTTTGTCCAGTTCGTCCTTGTACGCCGCGCACTCAAACGCAGCATTAGTTATAACATGCCACAGAGCCGGTAAGCCGCTCTCATAGTCGAGCGCCAGCGGATTATCCCAGATATGCAGAACGTGGCGCAGAAGGGCATCGTGCCACCTTTCAGGGGCTATGCTTCGCCAGTCCTCAGCATCACCGTACTTCCGCATTCCATATTCGCGCACCTGCATGATCGCCTCGATAGCCTCCACCGGTACAAGCGACGGCCTCGGCTTGCCCTCGTCGTACTTTGCCCCCTTAATCTGTTCCATCAATAGTGTACCCTCCCTTCGCGTTTTGCCCGATCGTATTTCCGCGCTCTGGCGGACCTGCCGATTGTTTCCATCCCGCGATTTATGTGCTCTACCTTGCTTTTGTTGTACGCATCCGCAGCCTTGCGGAACGCTATGTACGCCTCGCAGGTCGTATGCTTTGCCCCGCAGCCTTTCTCGGGGCAGCTGCCGCACGGAGCGGAATATGGGCTGATTCTTAAATCTCCCTGCATTCGTCCACCCTCACACAGACCCGTTTGTCTCCGACGCGCACAACATACCCGGGCATGCTGCTGACGTATTCATATTTTTCCGCGTCGTACACTTCGCCCATGCGCGGGCGCATGGCGGGATAGACCGGGATGATCGCCGTGATCTGGATCCGTACTTCATCCCATGCGCGATCTCGCCGCTTGCCCGTGCAGATTGGATGCAGCTTGCGCCATGCCCCGGCACACACCCGACTGCAGAGATACCGGCCATCCGCGCGCGGCTTGCAGGGCCGGGTAAACACCCTCCCACAAACCGGGCATGTCGCCGTGATGTTTGCCATTACAGCTTTACCCCCTTGATGTACTTATCGAAATATGTGGTTGCAACGGCCATAGCCGCCCACATGTCTGCCGAGAACCCGTAGAAGAAACCGGGATCCTTCTTTGTCCCCTTTCCGAAGTTCGGCTGGCCTGGCGCGTAGCGGTCGACGAGGGCCTGCCGGATGTTTGCATCTTTGGCAGATAGTGAACCGCACAGATCAAGTTTTTCTTCCCGGCGGAAGATCCGCGTCGGCTCATAGCCTGTTTCCCACAGCACGATTTGCCAGAACCGGCCGATCCAGACACAGGTGTCGAACACTTCCTGCCCGACTGTCATGCCCATACCGGCTATCATTTCGATTACAACTTGCTGACAGTTCCACCGAAGTTTCTGCTCCAGCAGCTGCAGCATTTTGCGGTTCTCGATCTTCTCGGCATCCAGCACGCGGCGGATCTCCTCGCCGTCATGCTCTACGATTACATAGCCCGATTGAAGATTGCCGGGGTCAATTGCAAGTATCATTCCCATATGGTACCCTCCATGTCAGAACGTTTTCGTATTTACACGGGTACATTTCCCTGCAAACGAGCGTTTGCACACACGGAGGGGCCAAAAGGTCGACAAACTCCGGGCATTGCTCAATCACTAGCTCGCGGATCTTTTTGGCGACTTTGCGTGTCTCTTTCGCCGCCAGATGGCACAACCGCTTTTCCATGATCGTCATCAGCTCTTCCGCGTTCATGTACCAGATCATGTTTACCGGCGCGTCCTGCCGCGCTGCGTTCCGGTCGTATGCATCCTGCCGGTCATTCCGCTGGCTGCGGATAAACGGCTGTGCGTGGACGTGACGGGCTAAGTGGGTGCTTACCCAGTACGGCACACCCTCGAGGTAAAACGCAAACTGCAGCGTCCGGATGGGGCTATGCTTTGCCCGGAGGATGGCGTGCTTCCACGCCATGTCCGGTGCTGTTTTCATCTCCTTTCCGATGGTGACCAAAGCGCACTGTTTTGCAAACGCCCAGTCCTCATCGGTGGGATATTTCAAAAGTGTAATGTTCATTCTTCCCTCCGTTCTCCGTAGCTGCAAAAATCTTCGCCGCCCACATTGCGCCTGTTGCATGGGGAGTACCTGTTATGGCAAGTCAGTGTTCCCGGCACACCGTACCTTTGCGTAAGTGCAGATGGAAGTGTGCTGTGCTTGCAGTCCTTGCAGCGCGTCACGACCACGGCATCAACGGTGGGTGCGTAATCAAGCACGTCGTTGACACGCTCGAAATCTTCTTCCGTATCAAACATATCTTGGGTGTATGTCCGCTTCGCATCGTCCGCATCAATCAGCCACATTATTGCTACCTCCTGTATTTGTCTGATACTCGCCGTGGCTGCAAAAATCATCAGGTCTGCAATACGGCAGCATATATTTTTTGCAATCGTAGCATCCGCCAGAAAGGGGTGCCCCAAGGTGTCTACAGTATTTGCAACGCACCACCTCCGCAACGTCGGCGGCGGGCAAGTCCTTAATAATCTGCAACTGCATTGGAGCGTAGCACATTCCAGGTGCAAATAGTGCTTTCAGCGCCGCTTCGCGGCTGATGTATTCGTCAGGCATTGTCGGCCTCCAATTTGCCTTTGTGTTTCTTCACGAGCTCCTTCGCGAGGTTCAAGCCGACTGCAGTATAGTCAAATTCTGAGTCCCCGATAGCCGGTTCAACGCATCCTTCCGTCCCGCCATATGTGCCATGATGCTGTGCGAAGTCACTTCCGTCCGGGAAACGCACTGCATAGCCGTCGTACAGGCGCTCTATCGTGCATTTGATTCCAAGATCGACGCAAAAATGGTACAACGCGCATATTTCAGTGTATTTTACCATCCTTCTTGTCCTCCTCTACACTCGACTTAAGCCATTCTTTGATTTGCATCGCGCAGGAGCAGCAAAGCTCAATATCAGGTGATTTCTCATGGAACGCGCTTCGTACGTTTACATACGTCGCAGAGCTTGTGGGGTTTATTTCCGCCCCGCAGCGGTCACATATTCGTTTTGTTGCCATCCTTCTTGCCCTCCATTTCCTGCAAAGCCTTTCTGGCGGCTTCCTCTGTCAAAAACACCGTTCGTCCGATTGCTTCCTCGCAGAATCTCTTCCGCCCGGTTATGTACGTTGTGCCGTTGACGTCAATGCGGATTGCGTCTACCGTGACCGGCACGGGCTTTTTGGGGCGCGTGTAAAACATCTGGGACAGCCATACCGTATCGCCCGGGCGAATGCGCTTGCTGTCCATGTCCTCATAATCCGCGAGGCGATCTGCCATCTGGACGACTTCGGTCATCGTTAAGTGGTACAGACCGTGCCCATTTACCGAAACACAATCTTCATTCCGGCTTGTCAGTCGTTCCATGTCTCATACTCCTTCTCGATGTATTCGCAGTATGCCATTTCCAGCCTCGCGCCTGCGCTTTCCGCTGCGCCCGGCCTTGTCGGCCTCGGCAAGCTCGCGGAGGCGGCTAGGCTCCACTCCCAGCGCCTGCGCTGCCAGATTTATCATCGTGTCCTCCGTAAATGGAGCCTTGATTTCCTCCGGTGTCAGCCCCGTGTCCTCGTAGTCCGCGAGGCGATCTGCCATCTGGACGACTTCGGTCATCGTTAAGTGGTACAGACCGTACCCATTTACCGAAACACAATCTTCATTCCGGCTTGTCAGTCGCTCCATCGGCATCCTCTTTCCCTTGGATTTCCCGCAAAGTCTTCTCGGCTTCTTCGCGCGACAGAAATACGGTTTTTCCGAATTCTTGCATCGGGATGTCACACTCTGTTGTGCGAATCATGTGAATATGCCCATCTGGATCGCGTCCGCGCACTGCGGACGGATGCCCGCAAAAGAATGTCCGAACTTTTGCGCTATACAATTTTCTCACAGCGCCTACAATCCACACTGTATCTCCCACCTTGCACGGCAGCACCACCAGCCGCCCGTCCTTGTCTGCCCTGATAAACTCCAGCATTTTTTTAGCCGAGAAGCCATAGGAATCAAGCTGTTTTTCGATCTCTGAGGCCTGCGCGCAGGCCTGCGGCGACAACCCGGAATCCTCGTAAGCCTTGAGCCTCTCCCAAACCAGCCTCTGCGTGCAGCTTCCGTCATACGGACACGGCCGCTCGCGGCACTGCGCGATGTCGCAGAAGTTCCCTTCAAACGTTAATCTTTCCATAACTCTTCCTCCACATACCGCCAGCTCTGCGGCGGGCGGGTGATTGGCCTGGGTGCAAGGCCAAATTCTGTCTCCCGCTGCATACCGGCAAACTCCCACAGATCGCGCGGGGTATCGTAAATTCTGAGGTTGGATATGTGCCATCCGTAGCCGACGCCGCCGTCCAGATACTTCTCCAGCTCGTCTTTTGTCAGGCAGGCATCCGCAAGAAGCGTATCAAGTGGTGTGCATTCCATGTTCCAATCGCAGATGCAATATTTCTGCGGTTCACAGCTTCCTCCTACTCTGACGATCCTTTCAAAAATGTCGTCGCATACAAATTCACCGATGATCTTGCCATTCCCCCGATATGCTCCGCCGCATTTAGCAGCCTTGAAAACATCCGCTATTTTATCAGGATGGAGAGACCGTTCCCTTTCCTTCAAAATCCAAAGCATATCAGCGCTCTGCGTACAGTAGATATAGCACTTAAACGGCACACCGCACTTCGGCGCGGTCTTGCGGATTTCGGCCGTTTTACTCCCGTTCAGGATCTTCCGAGCCCACTCTGGGCGAATGCTGATCAAAACAGCTTTACTCATGCTCTTGCCTCCTGTTCCAATTCTGCGCGGAACCGTTGTTCCAGTTCAAACACGCCGCGCGGCTTGCCTTTGTAATAGCCTTTCATTGGCCTGTCTATTTTCCGTTGCAGGTCTTTCAGGCGCTCCCAGTATTCCGGCAGATAAATATACATATTCCGCAGTTCCCGCAGGTTCTTGTTGCAGCAGCACCAGCACGAAACACGGTCCAGCACGTCATAAAGGCGGATCGTGCCCTCCAGCCACGAAAACCCGTTTTCATAGCAATATGCCATGGCGTCGGCTTCCGGCATGCCCCACTCCGCCAGCGGGTGCAGTTTATACGGCTTCCGTTCTTTTTCCAGTCGTGGCGTTTCGTCGGCAGCTATGCCAACGTAAACCATAGCGTCCCGCGCCTCCGCGTACCTGTCCATGGCTTTCAGCTTCCCCGTGGTTCCCCAGCGGCAGAGGCCGCCACACCAGCCATAACCTTGGTGTGTGCCTTTCTGCTTACTGCAAACCGGCCTTTCCAGCATATCAAACAGGAACGGGTTTTCCGGCTCCAGTCTGGTGTACTTGATCCCCAGCTGCTCCAGGCGGGGTAACATTTGATCCCGTGTGTGGTAAATCGCCTCAAACTCCATTCCGGTATCGTAGAAAACCACCTCATTCAGCGGGTAGCCCTTGGCAATCAGCATTAGGAGCATGGCCAGGCTGTCCTTGCCCCAGCTGACACTTGCAATATGCCATTTCATTCCGCTTTTGCACCTCCAAACGCCGCCAGGTCGAATTCGTGGCGTTGTGAGCCACGGCCCTTCGTTCTTTTTCCTTCTCGCAGTTCTGGCAGACATAGCGCGTCGCCAGCGATCTTGCCAGTTTTTTCAGCATTTTCATGTCTCATCCTCCTTGTTTTCTGCAAGCATCCGTTCGACCGCTGCCATCTGGAACGCCGTCAGGTCGTCTCCGTGGTTCTGCACGCCGTGCCGCATTTTCTCCGCACCCTTCGGCGGTTTCTCGAACAGCCGGTTGACAGCAGCCTCTTCCAGCGGATTCAGCGGGTCATGGTGCCCCTGCACACCGTAGCCGGGCTTTGCAGCGCGGCTGTACTGTGCAGGCTGTGTTCCGCCCTTGTCCTGTTCTTTTGCCAGCCAGCGGACAATAAACGCATTGATCCCGCGCTTTGTTTTCCGTTTGGCCGGATTTGCGTCCAACCAGCCCCTCATGTTCCGCAGCTGCTGTATCACGTCGACAGCAGGGTACAAGCCCGCCCATTCCTGGCATTGCTCCACGGAAACGGAATATCCCGTTCCATCATTCAGCGGCAGAGAGATTGCTGGCGGCGTGGATGCCGCTTGCGGCTCCGCGCTATCTTCCGCATCTCGAATAGCGAATTCGATTCTCGATTCTCGATTCTCGAATACGGGAACATCTGCATGCATTTGCTTGCAGATGATTTCATCCGCTTGTTTCCCATCATCAGGCGACGGGAATTTGCTTACTTTCGCACGCTGCGTCTGATACTTGCCCCATGTTGGTAGGTAAAGGAAGCGCTTGCCCTCAAACACATACAGAGCAATCAATCCAGCACTCGCCAGCCCATGAAGAGCATTTTCTACAGTTTTGAGCGTGAGGTTTTCTTTCAGCGGGAAGAGGCGGTTTTTCACGACCGCCGCTCTCCCGTCAAAGCGTCCGAAATCATCACAGTTTACAATGAGCCGATAAAACAGAACTTCTTCAAACCACGAGAGTTTGTCGACGCTATCGCTTGTGCAGATGCTTTCCCGAATAATTCTGTTCGGCATATTTCAGCCCTCAGAACGGCAGCTCGTCGTCGCTTTCGTCAAGCTGTTTGAACTCCTCTGCGCTGGCCGGTGCGGGCGTTACAAAGGAGTCTGCCTTGCTGGGCTTGAGATACCGGATACAGTCGCGCGTTACACCGTCATTGCCCTCAAACGGCTCCATGTGCAAAATGCAGTTGCGGCCTACCAGATCGTCAAGTTCAAAATCGGTGCCCGGCTCAATGCCAAGCGCATTTGCATATTTGCCGATCTTGTCGGCGTCATACTCCCCGGTGTCGCGGTCGGGCCAGAAGTTCTTGAAGATGTGCTTCTTCTGGTATTCCTGCTCGACGTCCTCACGGACAACGAAATCGAACTTGATGCATTCGTTTCCGTTCTTCGTTACGCTGTATTCGCACGATTTCAAATAGCACTCATAATCGCCAGCCTTCATCAGACCGCCATCGTTTTTAACAGCTTTGAATCCCATCTACTTTTTTCTTCCTTTCAGTGTTCATTTCCCAATGCGTAAAATAATCGTTGATATAACCGTTTGCCAAAAGCCAGTTGATAAAGCATGAAATCGTATCTTCGATAGGCTCGAAATCGCCGCGCCGGTACGTCTCCGCGTAATTATTCGCGCCGTCGAAGATCAGGTATGTAAATTTTGACGCGCCTGGCATCAGATGCAGATACATCGGATGCTGCGGGCTGTGCAGGTACTTGCCGTATTCGTACCGCTGTACACGCTTAATATCGTAGATGATTCCGGCCTTTACGTAGTCGCAGACGCCGTATAACTGGAAATCCAAGCCCGATACATGCAGCCGCCCGGCGACCGGCACTTGTGGCTGACCGCCAGAGCAGATGCGGGAAAATTTTGCTACAGCCCGGTCGTATTTCTCGCTGACAGGCTCAATTGGTACGCCCGCAACCGTGCTGTTGATCGCCGCCTCGAAGTCAATGCCAGCCTGCATCACCTGCGTTGTTTCCTTCTCTTCACGCCGAAGCGTAGAGAGGAATGAGGACAGCGCCGCGTCTGCATACGCATCATCCGCATCAAGAAAGTGCTTCCAGCTGCTTAGCAGGCTTTGTGTCAACCAATACATAGGCTTTTATCTCCTTATCGTATTTCAGACCGAGTTTCTTGCACTTGCGCTTGAACTCTGCGCCAAGCTCGGCGGCGCTAGTCAGAGCGTGATGGATCTTTGCTAGCCCTTCCCGCGCCTTTAACGCCGTGTCGGGATCTCCGACAAGCGCAATGAACGCGCGGCCTTCCTGCATCGCCACGTCATATGCGGTTTTCTCGCCGCTATAGATCTCGGCCTGTGCGTTGATGTCCTCTTGCGCTTTGCGGAACAAATCCGTCAAAAATGTGGACTTCTGGCCGGGCTTGAGCTCCGGCAGCTGCATCACGCCGCGCACACCGAAGCAGCCTTTTGCAAAGTATTCGTCTGTCGGTGTAAAGCCGATCATGCGCTTGTTTCCCATCATGAACATATAGCCGCCAAAGTCCGCAGGCGTCCAAACGATATCCTTTGCGCCGCCCTCGCAGGACAGGCGTGTCTGGATGGTATCGCCCTTCTGCTGTTCCGTCGTGTGGAACACCACGATCAAATGCTTCCGGTCTTTTGCGCGGATCTGATAACACAGCCGGTCAAACTCAGACTTAATCACGCCGTACATCGCGCGGCCATCCTTTGCGGCCTTGCTGTCCTGCTTCTTCGCCCAATCCTTCATCAGCTGCACCAGCATGCCGCCGGTATCGATTACAACGGATTCAGCCGCCTTGTATTCGTCGGAGTCCATATCGCCAAGCATTTCTTCGTAGGATTCCACAACAGAGGTCACGCCGCGCTGCTCTGGCCTGACGCGGGCAATGCCGTTGTCCGTGTCGAACAGAAACGGCTTCGGTGCGGAAAGCGCCAGCGTTGTCTTGCCAAGGCCGGGCTGTCCGGAAATGATGCACATGAATTTCTTGTTGCTGAAATCTAGTTCAGCGGGTTTCTTGATTGCCATTTACCTTACCTCCACAAATTCGCCGTTCTTCAGCCGATACCACGTATCGGCCTTGATCTTCTCGCCGTCGACGTATTCCGTCTTCACGCAGCGCGGAACGAATCGACCCTTTTCTTCGGAATATTCCCACTCCGCAAGCGTGATCCAACTCCCGATTTTTGCTTTTACCGTACAGCCATGACCTGCGCAGCAGATCACGGAGTCGACGCCGGTACTATCAATCTTGGCGGAGCCGCCCGAGCTGCCGATCTTGGCGTAGTCGCCCGAGCTGCCGATCTGGACGTAGTTGCCCGAGCTGCCGATCTGGGCGTAGTTGCCCGAGCTGCCGATCTTGGCGTAGTCGCCCGAGCTGCCGATCTGGGCGTAGTTGCCCGAGCTGCCGATCTTGGCGGAGTTGCCCGAGCTGCCGATCTTGGCGTAGTCGCCCGAGCTGCCGATCTGGGCG